GTATTATACTGAGATTTCCATTCAGGGGCAACCTCTTCTGGTGTAGTAATACCGAGATAATCGTCTAACCAGTCATGTCCTTTACTTTCAACTTTAGGTGTCGGAGCAGAAGTTTGCGTTTGAGATTGTAATGCTTGAAGCTTTTGTTCCAAGCTTGATACTTTAGTTTCATATTCAACCGCTTGTGACTGAAATTGATTCCTAGCATCTAATACGCTCTTAAAACGAGAATAAGGAACTTTGTGTCCCTTGGGTTCAGGAGGAGGGCTATCATCAGTCTCTTCCTGCGAGGCTTCTTGTGGAGCAGCCTCTACATGCTCTTCTTCCTTTGACGAGGGTTTCTCTTCTTTAACGTCTTGAGTAACCTCAGTTTCCCTAACTTCACCACCTTGTGTGGCATCGATAGAGAGAGTTTGAGACGGTCCATCACTGCTAAAATTAGCAGCAACTTCTTCGAGCTTGGCTCGTTGTTCTTGATCTAACAAAATATTCTCCTTTACGTCGAGTGACGGTTAACAGGGTTTTATGAATCCCAGAATCATTCTGACCTCAATGCTGCATCATATACAGCACTAGGGGTCGTTTCCATGTGCATCCTATCAAGTCTTTCTTGCATAGGATCGTAAAAGTTTTCCTCGTTATTTTTGTAAAGCTTTCCAGTTGAAAGCTCCCATTGTAATTGTTCTTCGATACTTACTGGTTTATCAGTTCGTTGTTTTTCTTCCTCATAGTCAGAAACCTGATCCAAACCAATAAGAGCAAGACCCGTAGCAAAAATCATATCATCATGTTTGCCTTTATCTGCTTCGGGTTTTCCTTGCTCATTATATACAAACGTATTCATTTCACGTTTAAGGTTATCACACTTAGGCTCTAACCACTGAGAGGAAATCCATTGGTGCAATCTACTGAGCAGGACGGGACGAGATTGCTGAGTTGTAGCAAAGCCTAAATGTTCAGACCAACGACCAGAGATCTTATCGTATTTCGTTCTACGGAATTGGTGAGGATATGCCGCTTCCTGTAGAGACTCGATGACCGCTAGTCCATAACTATTAGATTCTACAACAACCAATGGATTAAACTGTGCGAGTCCTTTTAGAACTTGATTACTAAATTCTTTCAAAGGAACTCGATCATAAAAAGTTGCAACCACTTTGGCTTTCTCCCTGTTGGTAACATCAATGATCACCATTGAAGAAAAATCACCAGCAGGAGAGCCAGAAGCAGTGTCAACACCTGCAACGTATGTTCTATATTTTTGAGGTATGTCATAAACTTGCCATCCTATTTTGGGCTTGGATCCGACCTGGAAGGTCATCGGAAAAAATTTCTTACCTGAAGTAACAAAGGCTAACTCTGCTGTAATGGGATATTCCTGATTCCAGGTATTCATGTTGTTGAGGCATTTGCCTCTTAGTGTCTCACCAAACCAGTTTGCTTTTTTGGGATCCAGTTCATGAGTCTCAACATACTTTTTCTCAATCTCGTTAAACTTGACTTTTTTCTTGGAGACATACTCTTCACCATCCACCCAGCTAATAAATAGTTTCTTAAACCCGTTAGTGTCCTGCCAAATCTGCTGGGCATCATTTAGACCATTCGCTGTAGTCTCCAATATAATGTCAGCATTCGGTGTGGCTGTCTGGAAGACTGCCTGGATTGTACCCTCTATATTCTCGTAGAAAGCAAACTCACTGAGATGTAGACTATTATACGTGCTACCTCGGAAACTATTAGAGGAGGCAGATCCTACCTTGATATAGCCACCGTGGAAGAAGACTAGTTCATTGACGTTCGCAGCCTCTGTCTTAAACTTCAAGAACTTGGGCAAATTAGTGTAATAACGTTTATAAATTTCAAAGATAGTCTTGGCTGCATCCCTGGTATGGGCTATGACTGCAACCTTATAATTTGGTGTGAATAGACACTTATGAAAGAGCCTAGCAGCGATTATGGTAGTTAGCCCTAGCTGCCTAGCCTTAAGCACATACGTCCATGGATTATCTTTAAGATTATATAGGAACCGTTGCTGGGCTGTATTTGGTTGTAAAAGAACAAGCTTACCATTCTTGTCTACGATCTTCAGATACCTGTTACAGAAGTACTCGAAGTCATTAGCACACTTTTTTATTTCTAACTGAAGGTTAGCTTTCATATATGGGGTTGGTTTTTAAAATTTAGATCCAGTTGCAAAGTGCCATATCGACCTATTATTGATGGTCAAAACACACTTATTTTCCTATGACATTATATCAACTATGACTACACACCTATCATCACTGTCATCATCTGTGTCAGTGTCCCTACCCCTACACTCATACCCAATGGGTTCTGAGGGACATACTCTGTCAACCTTCGGTGGCTGAGGAACATACAACATTATATAGTTTGTATCATTATTATTATTAATAGTATAGTTCATTAGTCTTCCTCTTCTGTAGATAGTATATCTAATAGTTCTGCTTCATAGTCTGACACTGAATCTAATCTGTTTATATCTGCCAATAGTTTAAGGGCTTCTAATTTAACCCTACTCTTATTAGCATAGTGTTTCTGGGCATCATCATTAGGGGTATCTAATACTAACTGTAGTATAAGACTACGTAAGTCTGAAGAGCTTACATCGTGAGAAGGTAAAGCAGCTATCATATCTGCTAAAGTTGTATATGGTTTAGGTTTATTAGACATATTATTTATTTACTCACTATCGATAAACTGGAACTGATAGTTTGGGTTTGTATCGACTACATATAACATAACGGATATAGGGGATATACGGTATACGAAGGGGGAGGGGATTAAAACTGGTAGAATAATAGAAAGCCTATAACGTTGCCCAAACCAAAGCCAAATAAGCCCCATAAGCCTACTGATACTAAAAATTGCTGACGTTCATTTAATTCCATTGTTTTTCCTATTTCTTCTTAATGCTGCTAACGTTCTCTCTATTGCTTCGTCTTCCTTACGTTTCCTTTCTGAACCAGCACACTTTGAACATAGTGTGTCTTTCTTTATTGCTACTTTATAGCTTACTTTATTTTTATATCTCTTCTCTACTCCGCATAATCTACAGTGACGTATCAGGTCAGTCATTTGGGTGTCTAGATAAATCCCAATGGCTCATTTCATTATAGCCTTCGTATTCCCACATAGATTCTTTAACAGACTGATGGTGTGTATCTGTAGTTATCTTTTCTGTTACATCTATATCAAACCCTAAAAAACTGTATTCAAAATCCTGACAGGAAGCATAGTCACATAGCTCATCTACATCCATCATATATAATCCTACAATGTCATCACCGTTCTGAACTATATCTGTGTCTATCTCTAACTCTACTCTAACTGGTAAGTTATTTATTTGTTCGTCTGTGATTGATAGTTCATTGTAGTCCCATATAATATTTGTTACATATACCTTCATTTCTTTTTATCCTCGGCAAAGTTTAAGATAGGAGGAGGGTTGTTATCCCTCAATCACTATCTCTATTCTTATTCTCTCTCCTCAATACACTGGTCAGTAAATTCTCTTACACTATCTACCATATGTTTATCTGATAGATGAAAGAACTCTAGATGTTCTTCGATGATACTTACAAATTCATTGAAGTCGTCATTATCTATTACGCTTCTTTCCATCCACTGCTCAAACAGATGTTCCGTTACTTTAAATGAATGACTCACTGTTGCTTCTCTTACTTCCTCTCCTACTCCCTCTTCAACCAACACCATTCTATTACCGTCTACTCTTACGATACTTCCATCACTTAAAATCATTTTAGTTCTCCTCCATCTTGAGCTTTACATTTCCCTGAAGAATTTCCTCTGTACAATTATAAGCCGCATCAATCATAGCATCTACAAACTTATCCCATTCCTTTTCGTTCTTTACTTCTCTGCCCATCAATTCCTCAAACGTTTCCTCTGTCATCTCCAATCTAATCTCTGCTTCATACTCGAACATTTGTTTACTCCTTTAGGTTGTCGTCCTTCTCAACCTTATATATACAGTATACCACATATATT